CGTGAATATTTTTTGCTCTGCCATTTTGGCAGCCGGGCCGCGGCGCCTGCCGTTTTGGCAGTTATGAGAGATAACCCTCACAACCCAAACCAGCAAGATCACGCAGCAACTTTTCAGCCGCCTCGGGAGTCTTGAGCGTAATACTCTGCTTCGCACCAGCAGATGCCGGAACAAACTTGTCGTACTTCCAACCGCCCACCAGAGCATCCGTCCAATCCTTGCTTTCCTTCAAGCCCCATCCGGTGTGGAGTCGAATAGCCTTGATGCAAGAGATGCGATTGTCCAGATCCATACCACCAGTGATCGTAACCACACGACGCTGATTCACACCCAGCGCCACCTCCAACGCACACACAATCTTCTCGAACATATCCAGACTGCAACCGTTAGCAATCATGGTAAGAGCCTCACGCACACCCAGTTCCAACTTAATCATATTCAAACCCTTTCTTCCAAAATATAAACTTGTTTGCCGTTAGTCAGTAAAGTAGCGTATTCGCTATCGTCCCAAACGAATTCGTTGCTATCGCTTTCTCGTCGCCAGTGTGGATCACGGATGGGATTATAATACAACTTTTCAAGATTGTCAACAGGCAAAAGTGGATAAAAACTTTTTCTCAACATCAACTCTTCACATCGTACCCATCCGCTCACATCATGCACACCAGCCTCAAACACCTTTTTAGCCTTATTGGGCTGATTCACCAATCTACAACCCCGCATCTCTAACTGATATTCAGATGGATCAAAATAGCAAACCTCAACAGTTTTGCTACCTTTCTTAATTTTTAGTTGCCAGTGCATATAATTTTTTCCACCACCAAGATGGAATCGCACTTCGCCGTGTGGTTGTTTTGTTTTCATGTCTCTAGTATACCTTATCGACCAATCGTTGTCAATACCTTTAATTTCTCGCTGACTATCGCCAAGACTACCAAATCCGTAGGATTAGGAAAGACAAGAGGATTGGGTTATGCCATACTCGGCTTTGCATTTAACCGCGGCTTCTTTGATATCATTCTGCCAACGGCCCGCATCCACTTGTCCCTTAAGTATACTATTAGTATCGGAATGGTCAAGAGAAAGATTTAAAAAATTTTGGTATGCCATTTTGGCAGATGGTGCGGCCCGGCCGCCATTTTGGCAGTTAGTTACCTACATACCACCAATGGCATTCAGCACAAAAATACCATAAGATGCCATAGTTATGATCATACTTGTATGCTAGTATATCACATTTTCCACATGGACAAATATCACTAAGAGTTTTCATAAACTAACTCCACATACTTATCCACAAGTTCGGAAACTGCAATCTCATGGGTAGAAATAAGTTCTTTAACTTGGCTTACATTTTGCTTATTCACAGCCGCCATTCTATTCCTGAAAAAACTAAGAATATAGATCATGGCTTTTTCTCTATCGTTAGTCATACAACCCCTTAGTATATTCTTCTGGAATAATCGGACACCAACTCTTTGCTCGTTCCTCGTCGTAAGGAAGCCAGAACGGAGCATCACAAGCATCAACAACTCCAAATTTTTCGTTAGTGAAAATATGGGGGCAAAGGTCTATCTTTTTTTCTTCATTAACTTTCAAGCCATTTTCATCGTAATGATATGGAAAGAATCCCCTGTCCTCTTGATAAGAATAGTGTCCAATCCCGATACCAATATGCGGCCCAAAGTAATAAATCTTTTGTCCAACCTCTGGTGGATTCTTATGAGAGTTAAACCATTCCATCACCAATTCTCCGGCATAGGAATATCACCAAGATACATATAATATGCAACTTCATTACTATCAAGAGTTTCCCAATCTTGATAACTCCAAGAAGCACCATCCCAATATAATTCACTAGGCTTATTGTTACCAACAATAGCACAAAGATAGTAGCCCATATCAATAGGTTGTCCACTTCTCCATACCATTACTTATATACCTCTATCTGCCACCTATCATACTTCAATTCAGCAGTAACACTCATACCCAACTTAACCAGTTCGGATACGATCTCGGCCAATCGCTCAATCTCATTAAGATTAAGATAGATCATTTTCCCCTCACAACTACCAAACACTTTGTACCAGTATCAGTATCGGTATACTTCACACATTCATGAGGCCCGTAATACCAAGCATCATTTTTAGAGAAGTTGAACACAATCTCTTCAGTCTTGAGTTCGGTATCATTATACCCACCCTCATACCCAAGAGTCAATACCCTCATATCACCGGGATAGTTCTTCAACTGCTCAATAAGTTCGTTTACGGTCATTTCTTTTCCTTACATTCATTCTCTTTAACTCGATTATCACCAGAGTCAGATCGTGCAGGACAACGCCTGTCATGAAAATCATTTATCCATCGTCCACACTTTTTGCACTTCATGTGTTGCATTATACCATTCTTTATCGTCATGTCAATAGGAAAAAACCAGCGAATCTTTTACGCCCCGATTCTATAATCCAATCTAGTACCCGATATTTTTAACCCTTGGGCCAGGTAAAAACTAGTGGAAACCGCCCACGACATTGGTCCCTAGAAATATGATCAGTATTTCATCACCTTGCTATTCAAGCGGTTACTGGTTGTATTGGTCGTGGTGAGGATGCAATCCCCCATAGATTGGTATTACTATACAGCATATAACCTTGCTGTCAACCCCGGCGATGATTACGTCTTCGCTGAACGGGAGGTTTATCGTAATAGGTTATCCAATCTAGCCCTTGAGCATGGACCCACGAAAGTTTGTATTGTTAGGACCGATTGTAGCAGACGTTTCCTAGGACATCAACTACCGTTTTTACCGGCTACTCGGCCCGACATAACCAACAAGTTTTCACTTGTTCTGTAATCATTCTACTATGTAGTATCGGCTTGTCAACTAAAAAAATCCACAAAAATTTTTCTGTCATTTTGGCAGTTTTCGCGGCCCATCTGCCACTTTGGCAGATTCGGGTTTTGTTTTATACTTCTACCTCATCACCAAAAAATTCTTCCATACCAAATTCATTCCACAATGCAACAGGAATCATATCCTTAGTAGTATACTCACAATAATTATCAGCACCATTATCCCAAATTCCACAAAAGGCCATTCCAGGCTCCCAATAACTAGCCTTTACATCATATCCCAACTCTACCAGTTTATCGTACAAACCGATTGGAGGAGCCCAAGCACTATCAAAACTACAATTAGCCTGATTACCAACCACCGTAGCCTTCAAACCATGCCATTCCTCACGATCAGTACCAACGTCAGCACCAATATCCCATTTGGTTCCCCAATTATTCACACACCAATTATACCAATAGTTTGGATCATTTTGGTCTAGAATAATATCGCCACTCTCATTTTTAGGAACGGGCAAATAATGCTCACAAACATTACCAGCGTTATAAGCATCAACAAATTCCTTCAACTTAGAAGGATCATTATGCTCAACAGTCAATTTGTTCATGCACCAGTTTGGCATATTTTTACCCTTTAGTTAGAACTACCACACACAGCACTATGCTTTTGCTCATTCAACTTTTTCATAATCAAAGTTGTAGTAGCCTCTTTCAACTCCAACACCGTATCAAACTTGATCTTATGCACAGCCTTATTGGTACTAGGAGTTTCAGCCACAGCACAAACCAGAGTAGCATACTCCATCATGATACTAGCAATCTCGTCACGAACCGTATGGTTGCGAATCATTTTCTTTCTCCTTGCTCTCAGTTTACTCTACTATTATCGGTTGTCAAGGGGACAAAATTTAGGCCGCACCCGCAAGAGTCTTTCCATTAGAATAATACTTATTCCGGCGAAGTTTCTTCATCATGGTCTTTTTGGTTAAAGTCTTAGTCTTGATACCGTTAGGGGTGATATAGACCAAAACAATCTTATCAAAATTCTTAGTCTTGATATTCTGGAACTGATAAAAATGCCGACCACTAGGCAACTGACGAGCCAGAGAAGACTTGACTTCAACACGTTGACCATCAACCAGCATATCAAAAGGATTGGTTCCCCCGATATACTTAACCCTCCGACCTTGCATAATCAATTTATCCCTAATCATCTTCTCCACAATAGCACCACGATGCTGATTGTTCAGTCGAGACAGACTATAGGACAAACGGCTCTTTCGCACAGAAAACACACTTTTGCTGCTTAGTCCCTTGATTTCCCCCAAAACCCGATTCATGTGCTTCAGCGTGAACATTATCGTTTTCCATTATCTTTGAGGTTAGTCGATCATCCCTTATGTAAGCCTCATTATATGGATTATCGGCATCTTGTCAAGGAAAATTTGTCGAAAAAAATAACCGCCATATTGGCAGTTTTCGCGGCCCGGCTGCCAATTTGGCAGGCCAAAACCCCCTCAAAAGAGGAGGCTGGCCAAGCCGGTCTTCATCAATACATCCCCCATAGGAAATCGACGAACATTAGTAGCACGTTCAGCATAAAACTGTCGAATCTTACCATCAAACGTCTGGCAAGTTACCAGATGATGAGTACGCTTAAAGATTGAATCGTGACGACGATAACTGCTAGTACGATCCAACTTTCTAATAGTCTCATCGCTCAACGTATAAACAGGCTCAATAACCTTAGCAAGAATCCTTTGACGCTCACCATGAAAAGGCTGCTCATAGTCAAAATTATATACTTCACCAACCTTAGCAGTGCTAAGACTACCATGAATGCCGTTGTAAACATTCAAAGCGAGAATAAACAGCAAAGCAGCAATACCAGCAACAGCAGCAATACCAATATAAACCATATCGTTCATTATCAAACCCTTTCGTTATTGAAAACCTTTTCCACCAGTATACTCTATTATCGACACTTGTCAAGCCGCCGCTTTAGAAAAAAATTCCTGTCAATTTGGCAGTTTTCGCGGCCCATCTGTCATTTTGGCAGATAGGTTATCTCTTGTTCTTTTTCAATCATAGCGGAATATGCTGCTATCCGCTTATCCTTTTCGCTCTTTTCGATTTGATGATCGGTTTCGCCAATCTCTAACGAATCACACTTGCGTTCAAGATCGGCCAATGAAACACTATCGGTACGATTATCACGAAAGTTTTCGGGCAGCCAATCATTAGGAATCAGAATAACATCCTTGATAATCCGATCAAACTCTGCGAGCAATTCATAACCGTTCATTTTACTTCCTAATAAAAAGTGCTTCGATCTCTAAAAACCAATGATAGCCTATAAATGCAAAAAACACAAGAGCAATCACGACTTTTTTATCCTTTCGGTCAATCCGCTTGGATGATGAATCACGATCCATCCCTCGTCCGCTTTTTTAATCATTTCCGTTGGCGTTGGGCCTTTACGATTCTTCCAGTATTCTTTCGCTTGAATCCTAGCCAAATAAGCATCATAATCGTTTTTCATTGTTCTCTCCTGATGAATAGATTATACATTTAGAATCGGCATTGTCAACAAAAGAAAACGGTTTTTCGCTGACTACAGCCCATATAGCCAAATCCGTAGGATTAGATGGGACAGTCAGGAGACTCCCATCCAAATTGCATTTTCCAGACAGTAATCATAAAACATATCGTTCAATACTTCGTAGCAATTGTTTTCCGTAATCCTACGACGATCAAAAGTGGACTCACACTCGGCATACAGTTTGCCATCAACGGTCAAAATCAGACTCACATTATGGCTTTCATCAGCCCAAATTTGCTTCAGCGTATCACGAATCTTAGTGGTGTCCATTTTCTTCTCCTTTGCTTCTGTTATCGGTATTTTACCAACAAACTCTTGAATGTCAAATAAAAAAAAAATGAAAATATTTAGTATGCCATTTTGGCAGTTTGGCCGCGGCGCCCGCCATTTTGGCAGGCTAATTATTAGTTAATCAAATAGGTTACAATACAACCAGTGATAAAGCACATAAAAATAAAAATCATCTTCTCTTTATTATTCATATCATTCCTTTACTGGAAAAACAAGATCATGAACAAGATAAGAACCAAAAATGCCAACAATAAATCCCACACTCACACTCACCCAATTTATATCGAACATCCGTGTTCCCTTTCTTTAGTTTTTTCGCTGACTACATCCACCACATCCAAACCCGTAGGGTTAGGTGAGACAGTCACCACCCGTCGCTAATCGCCTGTCTCTTTTGAGAACCGCGAGTACGCAGTCTCTTAGTTCGGTTGTCGTGTTGTCCACTACCAGACCGATGCTCACTATGGCCGTGCCCAATTTCCCACAACGGACGAACATTCAACTTCACGACGATTTCCTTATTCTGCTTGCTCATAACTTTATCCTACCATAGTTTATCGGCTTGTCAATACGAAAACTTTAGATAGCAAATATCGTGCCAATTTGGCAGAAATCGCGGCCCGCCTGCCATTTTGGCAGTATTATTACTCACTCAGTAATATTACAATATGTTAAATTATTAACCAAAATACTCTTGATAAGCCCATCGTCCTGCTTAATTACAAGCATTTCACCCTTAGCGGGATTAGTAGATGGCCAACTCCAAACATCAATAATAACACCAGTAAAAATACGACCATCTTTACGCTGACCAGTGAAACGTTTGTTGTAATGTTCACGCATACTCATTATTACTTCTCCGCTCCTACCACCATACCATCCATGAAAGGATAACTCTTGTCGTCAATCTTTACAAACCACTCAAAATTCTTCTGGTAAACATATCGCGGACTATACTGGTTGATTCTATCCTTAGTGGTCAGAGTCTGCCATCCACCACTATTCAGAGTGTAGGTATTGTCGGGATGAATCTTCACAACGTAGGTACTGTGCAGCATAATCCCCACGCTACCATCGCTCAGAATTTCAGCGTAGGTATTGTTTCCAACCTTGCGACGATTAGCATTACGCTTGCCACGAACCATAGATACCGCTTCGGAATGAATCATTTTCAACGCTCCGTATAGTTAGTGAGTTCGTTCTGATTGAAGATACCGTGCTGGCCGTTTTCGTCAACCGCAAAAAACACAATCAGCGGCTTTCCGTTCTCGATGATAACGTCGAAAGTATTCACGCGAACCTTTGCACCACTCAGCGTCGTAGCGTGAATCACAACGTCGGTAGTTGAAGCGTTCATTTGTTTTTCCTCTTTCCTTTATATCGGTATTTTACTCATCAAACTTGAGAAGTCAAATAAAAAAAATGCCTAAAATCTTTGCCTGCCATTTTGGCAGTCGCCGCGGCCCGTCTGCCATTTTGGCAGTTACTTTTTTGCGGCCACCTTTTCCTTTATCATTTCGTTATAAAGTTTACTTAGATTTTCAACGTGAGCAATCGCTCTATTGGTTTCCCGATTCATTCGTTCCAAGGCTTTTTGATAATTACTAATCTTTTTCTTTTTCATAACTCACTCAAAATCCACAAAAATAACCTGATGATAACCGCGAGGCTTGATAGTAAGGCCAGTATCATAATCGAACGTATCAGCCTTTACACCCGTCATACCGGCCAAAGCCTTAGCCTGTCGAGTGATATTGTGTTGAGCAGCCGAGCGACTAATAGTAAACTCGTGCCGATTCACCCAACCATAATTAGGCTCACCACCAAAAGTATCAGTATGAGTTACAATAACCTTCATCATCTTATTATTCCTGTTAGTAAAGTAAGAATCGACCCAATTTTTAATATCTTCAGTCTTCATAATAACCGTATCCATCATCACTGTGAAAATCCTCACGATCATCACCATAATAACCATAATCCTCATCGGTTCCCCATCCCGCAGAAGTCATCGCGGAATCATGGTCGCCGTCCATTGTGTCAGCATAAAAATCGTCGTGATCTCCATAGTTATAATCGGCGGTATCATCGTGGATATACATATCATCATCCTCATAAGCGTTATCGGGATCGAACAGTGGATCAGGGTGACTCATAGCATTAGTCTCTCACAATGGTAGCAACGTAAAATAAACCGATATAGCCCACAACAAACATGATAGCAGAAAGCATTTTAGTTTGCAACCCCCCAAAAAGGATTATCAGAAGGAACAAAATCGTCTACAATTCCCACAACATCTGCCCAATCCCAAAAATTCACTTCCACGTTAGGATCGTCAATCGGCTCGACCATCGGCTCGATCATGCCCTCGTCGGCCATAGCGTTAAGAACAGCGTTCACTTCATCGAAATCGTGAAACATGATCTTTTCTCCGTTGTGATGCTTTGATTCTACATTAGGTATCGGCAATGTCAACTAAAAAAATTAGCGGCAAAAATTATTTTTTGTGGCACAACATTTGCACTGCCTGCCATTTTGGCAGCCCGGCCGCCCCGCCTGCCATTTTGGCAGTTATCCTTTTAGGGCCATGTAACTAATAGTAAAACAGAATAGTAACAATAATAGTATACTACTATTAGTCATCACCCCTCCAAGAGAAGGGGCTAACTTCCTCACCGCTAGCCATGATAGCAGCATACTGCTGTGCTAAAGCCTCTTTACGTTCAGCATTACCAGGCTTACCAACCTTGATAATCATAGTATCATCGCCACCATTGTAGCGAGGATCGACCTTTTCGACCTTACGCTTGCCAATCTTTCGCAAAGCCTTGCGATTGAACTTTAATACCTTTTCACTACGAATCGGCCCGTATGTACCATCGGCCAGACTAGGCTGGTGGGGAATTGCAATTCCAAGAAAGCACGACAGGATAACACGGTCAGCATCAATCAGAATTTGTGGCTTACTCATTTATTTTTCTCCAAAGGATGATGGATTGTAGAAACCTATAGACTACCTTGCAACCCCCCGAGTTAGGTAGCAGACACAAATCCTGCATCTTCCAACTTCAAGCATGAAACACAATCTTGAAGGTATAGACTACGATACTTCATCGTGCCAGTAGGATAATGCTTCATGGCTACAGTGAACATATGTCCCTTTGGCAAATCACGAACCAGAACAACTCGACCATCGTACTTTTTACCGTTCTTATGATCGACAACTACCATATCATTCACGCTGACCATTGTAGTATTCTCTTTCTTTCTAGGGTTAGTTGCTATCGGGATCGGTAGGATCGGAAACATATTCCAGAATAGGGGTACAATGCTCAAGGCAGCATGAGCAAATATCATAACCCCTAATTTCATCACCACAGCAATCGGACGTAATCACTTCAATCATTCTCATTTCAATTCTCTCTTTCCTTTTCTCTTATATCGACATTATACATAGGCATACTTGAATGTCAACTAAAAAAAATCGTAGATAAAAAATATTTTCTTTGGCATGATATTTGCTATGCTAGAGTTTGGCACAAGATTTGCAGCGCCTGCCATTTTGGCAGTTGGCGCCCGCGGCCTGCCATTTTGGCATATTGTCTGCCGTTATGTCATTTAGTAAACTTTTAGAGAATCGTACCATCCCCACGAATACGATACATGATACCGCCGATACTGTACAGGCAGATACCCTCACCCATATGCTGAACAAATGTAGCAGAATAACCGTGGCGAGCAACGAGGCTGTGAATCGTGTTCTGTACTTGAATCGTCATTTTATTCCTTCTTTCTTTTCCTCGATTATACATACCTTATCGGCATTTGCAAGGAAAAAAATTATTTCATTTTGAACATGAACACGCGAGCGAATCCGCACGATGATACTCCCCAGCCCTTGCAATTCCAAAGCCAGTCGGGCAAACCCTTACTTTGTGGGGGATGATAACCGTCTACATGAAGCGTATACGGATCATTCATCACGGAAACCTTCAAGCCTTCATTTTCCAGTTTGCAAATCATTTCGTGAATGTTCATGGATTTTCCTTTTTACTTAGAGGCTTCCCAAACTTCAACCGAAACACACTTGTCAAGATAAAGAGACTTGAACCCCACAGGATCATTCACGGTAAACAGCATGCGATTTTCCGACATATCCTTCACGCCCACAACCTCACCCGTATACAGTTTGCCGTTGTTATATTCGACGAAAGCAAAATCACCAATTTTCATTTTCATTCTCTCTTTCTTATACCACGATTATACATTAGGTTATCGGCAAATCAAGAAAAGAAAATCAGAAAAACTTTCTGGAATTTTTCCGGCCGATTGGCACACAGTTTGCTAGGCATCCTGGCAAGATGGGGGGTTTTTTTGTTTTTCAAGGAGTCTGTGGATTTTTCGACAAAACCGCCGGGTGGTATAAAAACAATAGGCACCCCCTATAATAATTAGCCAGTTTATTAGCCATTATATTCTCATATAGTTGCTATAAACCAATAGCTCCTTCTTGTTGATAGTATCTTTAATTTTGATACTTACCAAATTCCAGCCGCTCACAAACTGTTTCCTAGACAATGCTACATCAAATCCGTTGTATTTCTTAGTATCACTTCTATAAAGATTTGCCCACGACAAATGCTTCACAACATTATTAATTGATACTTCCACTAACATTTTATTGTTAACATTGATGCTATTATTCGCCCACCCTTTAATTCTAGAACTATTAACAACATCCAGCTTATACTGTATAACTCCAACAGAAGGTGGCACTATGGGAACCGAACGCATAACAGGAGTTGATAAATTTATCATCTTTAATTGTTTAACGGCCCCCACCAAATTTAAAACACCATTTCCCACCCTAGAAGCTACTCCTGTTATATAAGATGCCCCGTCTAATAATGCTTTTTTAATTTGAGATGCTGAGTACCTAATATCTATACTCTTTAAAAATGCTACAGCCCCAATTATGCCAGCTATTACTGTACCATGATAGTAGTCATCTTGAACCTTATTATTAAAAGATACAAAATTTCACCCATTAATATCATCTAGGAAGTCAAGAGGTTTTTAAGATAATAATCTTATAATATATGACCTAAATTTTAATGTTAATATAACTCTTAAATATCTTAATATCTAGTGTAATTTAAAACATAAGCAACTTTGTTAAATTAAATATTATAATATAATCAAATGCCTATAAAATACGATATACCAGAAGTAGACAATAAAATAGCACAATGCTGTCCTGCACCAGCAATTCCGGTTACGCCATCTTCTACCAGAACAGCAACACCTACTATTACTCCTACAAATACGTTTACTCCAACGCCTACTAATAGCGCTACTCCAACTAATACGGTAACTCCAACTAATACGGTTACTCCAACTAATACGGTAACTCCAACTAATACGGTAACTCCAACTAATACGGTAACTCCAACTAATACGGTTACTCCAACTAATACGGTAACTCCAACTAATACGGTAACTCCAACTAATACGGTTACTCTAACTAATACGGTTACTCCAACTAATACGGTTACTCCAACTAATACGGTTACTCCAACTAATACGGTTACTCCAACTTATAGCGCTACACCAACGAATACGACAACACCAGCTAGCACATCAACTCCGACTAGCACAACAACACCAGACCCAACGCCAGACCCAACTCCAGAGCCAACGCCAGAGCCAACGCCAGACCCAACTCCAGAGCCAACACCAGACCCAACACCATCCCCTATGCCAGAATGTTGTTATACTGAATGGAATGGTCAAGCATTATTAGACGTTTCTCCTCCTTGTGAAGTAGAACCAATTCCAATATCATACTCTTTTGATCCTTATACATGCAGTTGGTCAGGAATGACTACAAAAGCATTAGGAGACGGAATTCATTCAATATTATCAGTTATTAATTGTGATCTTTTAGTAGAAGGTTGTGAAAAATGGTCAAATACAGTATCTACAGATTGTCCTGATGGTGATATTTCTATTACAGGAATTATAACTTCTTGTGAAGAAACTGGTGATCCTACAGGTCCTCCGGTATGGAGTTATAGTTTAAATCCTGGAAGTTGTGGTTGTCCTTGCTCATTATGTGACGATTATTATAGTACAACAACACCCCTAATATATAATTATTCTGATTCTATCATTGGAAATACAGGCCAACAACCATGTGAAGTATTTCGCATAGCAGGATCACAAAATTTCACCATACCTAATAGTATAAATATACCTACTATAATGCATATTATAGGAAAAGTTAATGATGATTTGTTACTTAATGGTAATGTTATTCAAAATAATGAATTTTTAAATGGTCATCCATGTAATTCTGGTCATATCATAGATCATTGCTTTACATATGATGGTCCTCGCACTTTTACAGTAGCATCCCGAGATAATTATGGAGATGGAATAAACACCTCGGTTGTTTTCCGTTTTTGTTATGAGTGTGAAGGAGAAGCAATAATACCAGTTAGTGGACTATATAACTACTCATTTCCGATAGAGAAAAATACAACTCTATTAGCAAATACAAATATTCCCGTACAAATGGATACTATAATAAATGTTCCTAAATGTCCATATAATCCATTTCCAATGCCAGAAAGAACATTAATTCTTAGCGGATCTAGTACAGAGCATAATGCTGTGGGTAGAGTATTCTATAATACTGATACAAAAATCAGAATACAAAAAGAAGGAACTGGTACTTGGGTTTTAACTCGTAATAATATATGGAGAACCCGAGGATCAGGATCAGGAAGCGAGTTCTTATTATTTAAAGAAGGAACCATTATTTTAGCAGGAGATGCTTACGGTGGTAGTGGCGGGAGTAGTATTATTGGAGCACAAAATAGTTCTATTCCTAGACTTGGAAGTTCTAGTCATACTGGTCCAGTATCTTTATTAATGGCTCAACGAGCATTTGAATTTGATGAAACAGAAATACCATTAAATGCAAGAGGAGGTTCGACTTTTTCCAGAGCATTAGAAATACCATCTGGAATTACAAATTCTGAAGTTATTTTAGGCGGAAGTTCTTATCCCAGTCAAACCGGGGTTTTGGGAGTTTTTGACGCTAATTCAGCATTTAGGATTGGTAGTGATTCTTTAACATTAGCCTGTGATGACGGAGGAGTTGTTAGATTTTTAACTTCACCATCTTCGTGGCAAAAACAAGATGGTAATGCTAATCCAGAAATAAGTATAAAATTTGGAACTTCTAATATGACAGGAATGGTATGGTTGGATTTCACATATTTACCATCTTCAATCATAAATTATGATATAGCCTATGGATCGGTTAAAGTCTCTAGTCCGTCTATGTATCAGAATTATGTCCCTGGCTGGAGAAACGAAAATACTAATTTTAGTTTGAGTAGTGTTGTATTTACATCATCTACAATGACTTGCTATTTTAATAATGAACCATCAGTAGGAGATTATTTTAAAATATTTAATTCTCCAACAGTACAATCTTATATTCCAGAAAATATAACGCTTATTGGAGTTACTGGAACATATAATGCAACATATGATTCATCAACATCTATTCTGACCATAGAAGCTGTATCTACAGCAACACCAACTCCAACTAACACAGTCACACCAACGAGTACTCCAACTAACACAGTCACACCAACACCAACCCTCACACCTACTATAATACTAACCAATACTCCAACTCCAACACTTACGCCAACTCCTACTTCAACTGTGTAACAGCAGATAGTTTTGGAAACGGGCCAAGAACCTCGAATTATATCTGTCTAAGCTAAATAGTTATGATTAATTAATAAAATTAAATGTTGATTATAATTAATTTAAACACTAATATAAATTATATTGTTAAACTTTTATGGAGTATAAAATGATTACTATTCAAAATTTATCATCAGCTTTACCATATCTACTTAAAAATGAATCTACTTTTGATAGATTAAAAACAGACTTCCCCGAAATTCTAGCAGATTTGACAACTTTTAAAAATAATCCTAATTGTTCATGCAGAGGTCGCGTAACGAAATTTTTTACAGATAAGCTGCAACAAGAACCAACCATGCTCAATAAATATATATATAATGAACAAGAATTAACTATAGAATTAAATAAAGCAGAATTATTAAAACAACAAAATAATTATAGTGGTAAAATTGTAATTATACCTAAAAATGATGAAGCCTGGAAAGCTTTATCTCAAGATATTAATCAAGGCAGAATGTTTCGAGCATTTAGTGTAGTAGAAAGAGAAAATGAATTAGTAGTTTATTTCTTATGATATTTATAATATATTTATTCTCTAGCTTAGGATTATGTTACGCTTGGAGTGATACTGAAGCTAGTCGCCCCCTAAGAAATATAGTAGCTAGAATTCCATATATTAGAGATCCTTTATTATGTCATGAGTGTTCTAGTTTTTGGATCAGCTTGTTATTAAGCTTCTATATAAACCCATTAGACAGCTACAATATAGGGTTCTCAAGCAATGTATTATCTGCTTTTTGCGGATTTTTTATTAATTTATATTTTACCAGAAAACATATTATTCCATTTAAAGAATAAAAAAAGGAGAGTATTTAACTCTCCTCTTTTATTTGAATAAACTAATTAGACCAAATCACACTGTTAAATTTTCATCAACAGGTTGAGATACTTCTTTGATCTTTGGTGGACGACCTCTGCTTTTCTTGATATTCAGTTTTCGTCTTTGACGACGAACCATAGCAGTAGTAACATTTTCTCCGCCCATTTTAGATAACTTTGCAGCCAACTCGGCATCATTCAAAAGAGTATGATTCTTAGAAAGAAAATCCAATTCAGCATTTGTCCATTTTTTGTAATTAGCCATAATTTTTATCCTTTGTACATTGCCAGAAAAATAATCAACACTATTATACTAAAGGTTGATATTTTTTACGCAAGGATATTTTTATGAATCCAGAAATTAATCAAAATGATCTAATATCATCAATCTTAGAAGTAAAAGCTTCAGGAGTTGATATTGCTTATGATCTAGAATTAGAGGAAGGCAAAAGCATAGCAGAACTATTAGATGACCAAGAAAATAAATCAAAATAAAAAAGTTACCGAAGAAGAATTTTTGACCGTATTAGATAATATTAGTAAAAGGTTAGTATATAAATTCAGATTCGGATATCATGATATTGATGATATGAAACAGCAAGCGGCCATATTCGCTCTAGAAGGCTTAGAAAAATATGATCATAGTCGTCCTTTAGAAAACTTTTTATGGACACATGTTAGAAATAGACTCTTTAATTACAAAAGAAATAATTATCAAAGACCAGATAAACCCTGTCTAACTTGTCCTTTGTATGATGCTAAGTGCAAAGTTTCCACCAGCGAATGTGAAAAATATGAGAATAAAAATGATTGTGATCTATATGCTTCATGGATAAAAAGAAACAACAGTAAAAAAAATATCATGAAACCTAGCTATATTGACTACGATATAACTAACAAATTTAATTTTGATGCTTTAACCGAAAATAGTGAATTAATTAATTTTTTAGATATAAATATTCATGCTGATTATAGAGAAACTTATCTAAGACTAAAGCATGGAGAAAAGATCACAAAACAAAAATTAGTTAAATTACAAAATCATATTCAATCTTTAATGAAAAAATTTAATAGTTATGATAAATAAAAAACGAGGACAACTAAGCTTAGACGAAGAAAAATTTATTAGAGATAGTTATGGATCTTTAACTATAGAGCAAATTGCTGATCAGCTCAATAGAAATCTTGATCCTATTAAAAGATATATTAAAGAAAATAATTTAACAATTATAGACAATAGTCAAGAGTTAAAAGATAATGAAATTTTACGACAAAAATTATACAGTAAAACATTTTGGCCCGAAATAAAAAAACAATTTGATGAAGATAGTGGAGAACTAAAATACTTTGAAGATACATGGATAGGACTTATCAAACAGTTCAGAGAGGACGTTCTTCCTGCTGAAGAATTACAAATTAAACAATTTATTACTATTGATATTCTTATTAATCGTAGCATGAAAGAAAGAAAACGACACATAGCAGAAACCGAAAAACTACAACGCTTAGTAGATAAAGAATACGAGAAATCAGAAGATCAAAGAGATATTCCTAAATTAGCTAATCTAGAAACCCAGCTAAGTTTCGCTCGTAATAGTATAGCTAATTATACAAATGAGTATACAAAGCTACTTAATGAGCAACAAAAGATAAGTAAAGATCTTAAAGCAACCAGAGAACAAAGAATCAAAAGAATAGAGGACGGTAAAAGTAGTTGGATAGGATTAATACGCATGCTAGAAGACGAACAAATAAGAGAAAAAGAAGGAAGAGAAATGGAAATTTTAGCATTAGCCACAGAAAAATATAAAAATAAACTTAGTAATTATCATACTTATGTTGATAATACTCAAGACAAACCATTTTTAACCCCAGATACTGTAGAATAATTTTATGACTAAAACAGCAGTTATAACAGGAATTACCGGACAAGATGGTAGTTATTTGGCCGAATTACTCCTAGAAAAAGAATATAAGGTTATAGGATTATATAGAAGATCCAGCACAGATACAACAGGTAGAATTAAACATATTCTAAATCATCCAAATTTAACTTTAGAAGAATTTGATATTACAGATCCGTCGGGATGTAGTAATATACTCAGAAAATATCAGCCAGATCATTTATATAATTTAGCCGCCCAAAGTCATGTTGGAACCAGCTTTAAACAACCATCCACAACATTCCAAATTGATACTATAGGAGTTATTAATTTATTAGAAGCTATAAAACAAGATAGTCCACAGACTAAATTTTATCAAGCTAGCACCAGCGAAATGTTTGGTAGTAATTATACTGAAATTAATGGACAAAAATTTCAAAATGAAAATACATCATTTTTACCTCAAAGTCCATACGCTATTGCCAAATTAGCATCCCATAGATTAGTTCAAATTTATCGTGAAGCCTATAATTTATTCTCATGCTCTGGTATATTATTTAACCATGAAAGTTCACGACGAGGAGAAAATTTTGTTACACGAAAAATTACCAAATATATAGGCCAATTATCCAACAACTTACTGCATAATAATCAAAAATTACATTTAGGTAATTTATCTGCTAGTAGAGATTGGGGTCATGCTAAAGATTATGTAGAAGCTATGTTTCTTATGCTAGATAGCAGTATTGCTGATGATTATGTTATTAGCACAGGCATATCATATACTGTAGAGGATTTTTTAAATAGATCATTTGGATTAATCGGCTTAAATTATAAAGATTATGTGTATATTGATCCTGAGTTCTATAGACCATGCGAAGTTAATTATCTTAAGGGAGATAGTTCCAAAGCATTAAATAATCTTGGATGGAAGCCTAAAATATCATTTGATCAACTAGTAAAAGAAATGGTAACTAGCGATATTAGTTATTATCAAAATGAAAAGAAACTATAATGATCCTATTTATAAAAAATGGAGACTACAAGTTTATACCAGAGATAATTGGAAGTGTCAGTGGCCATATTGCGATCAATCTAAAAAATTAAATGCTCATCATATACTAAAATGGGCTGATAATCCAGGATTAAGATATTTGGTTTCAAATGGTATCACATTATGTCATAAACATCATAAAATGATTACTGGACTAGAAAGTATATATTCATCAATATTTTTAAAGATTTTATCAGATAAAGCTAATGAAAAATCCTGATTTTACTATTATTGTTGATACTAGAGAACAACAACCGTGGAGTTTTGATAATTTTGCCGTAGCTAATAAAAAATTAGATACTGGAGATTATAGTATAGAAGGACTTCAGCATCTTTTATGTATAGAGCGTAAAAAAAGTATTAGTGAATTTGCTAATAATATTATTGAATCAAGATTTAAAGATGTTGTGATACGAATGAGTCAGCTTAAATATTCATTTTTATTACTTGAATTTAGTCTTGAAGATGTTCTTATTTATCCTATTGGAAGTACTGTTCCTAAAAGAATGTGGGATAAAATTAAAATATCTCCAGCTTTTCTTTTGAAAAATCTTTTAGAATTACAACTTAATCATAATATTATTGTATATTTTTGTGGTAATGCATCAGATGCTGAAAAAATGGCAGAATATATTTTTAAGAAAATTTATTATATAGAAAAACAAAACATAAAAAATAACCAGAATCAATCGGAAAATTAATATGGATACAAAAATACTTACGCCTTTTGATGATGCATGGTTAGGGTTAGGGGATTTATCTGAACTTGTTTTGACTCATAACCCCATGATTCATAGAAATGAAAAAGAAATAGAAAATCCAGATTTACATCTTATTAAAGTGCTAAGAAATCCAAGGTATTTAGGTAGTACATGTAAAATTTTATTTAATATTGAATTACATCCCATACAAATAGCAGTTTTACAAGAGATATGGAATACTCCTTTTCCAATGCTTATAGGTAGTCGCGGTTTTAGTAAAAGTTTTAGTTTAGCATTATATGCTATACTTAAATGTTCTTTTTATCCGGGAACCAAGGTTGTTATTGTTGGTTCAGCTTTTAGACAAAGTAAAATTATTTTTGAATATATGGAAACTATGTGGCGTAATAGTCCTATTTTACGCAGTATCTTTAGTGGAAATGAAGACGGTCCTAGAAGAGATGTAGATAGATGCACAATGAGATTAGGAGATAGCTGGGCTATTGCTATTCCTATGGGTACTGGTGAAAAAATTAGAGGTCTTAGAGCGCATATTATTTTAGCAGACGAATTTTCTAGTATTAGTCCAGATATTTATGAAACAGTGGTTTCTGGATTCGCAGCTGTTAGTGCTAGTCCTATTTCTAATGTAAAAGAAGCGGCTAAAAGACAAGCTATGATAGATGCTGGAGTTTGGAATAATGAGCTTGACACACTAAATAAAAAAATGGGTAATCAGGCTGTTATTAGCGGTACAGCAGATTATGATTTTAAACATTTTGCTAGCTATTGGAAAAGATATAAAAGTATTATAGAAAGCAAAGGAGATGAAAGAATATTAAATGAAGTTTTTAAAGGAGAAATTCCTCCTAATTTTAATTGGAAAGACTACAGCATTATACGTATTCCCTATGAATTAATTCCAAAAGGTTTTATGGATGATAAGCAAGTTAGTCGAGCTAAAGCCACTATTCATGCAGGCATATATAATATGGAATATGGAGCAACTTTCGTTAAAGATAGCGAAGGTTTTTTTCGTAGAAGTTTAATTGAGAGTTGTGTTATTTCTAATAATCCTATCGTGATAAACAATGAGCAAATAAATTTTGATGCCACAATTAAAGGAGATCCAAATAAGCAATACATCTATGGAATAGATCCGGCTAGTGAACAAGATAATTTTAGTATTGTAATATTAGAGGTTAATCAATCTCACTCAAGAATAGTTTATTGCTGGACTACTAATCGTTCTAATTTTAAAGAAAGACAAAAAACTGGATTAATTAACGAGCATGATTTCTATGGTTTTTGTGTTAGAAAAATTAGAAATTTAATGAAAACTTTTACTCCTATCAGGATAGGAATGGATGCTCAGGGAGGAGGAGTTGCTATAGAAGAAGCTTTGCATGATCCTTCAAAAGTAGAACCAGGAGAACAATTAATTTGGCCAATTATAGATTATGACAAATCTAAGGATACTGATTCTCAGCAAGGATTGCATATTCTAGAATTAATACAGTTCGCCAAAGCCGAATGGACAGCACAAGCTAATCATGGAATGAGAAAAGATTTTGAAGATAAAGTATTACTATTCCCTAGATTTGATAATTTAACTCTAGGATTAGCAATGGAAATGGAAGGTAAAAATATATTAGAATCAGATTTAAATCCTTTATATGACAGCTTAAGTGAATGTATTTTAGAAATAGAAGAACTTAAGAATGAATTAACCACTATAGTTATGAGTCAAACCAGTAATAGTGCAAATGCAAGAGACAGATGGGATACTCCAGATACTAAAGGATCAGGACATAGAAAAGGCAAATTGCGAAAAGATAGATATAGTTCTTTATTAATAGCTAATATGATAGCAAGAAGCATTGCTCGATCACTAAAACCAATTGAATATGATATTATAGGATCTGATGCTCGTGATGCAGTAAATAATAATGATCAAAAATTGTATAAAGGACCTGAGTGGTTTGTTAATATGGCTAATGATGATATTTATACCGGAATTTATAGATAATTGTGTATTTTAATACTATAATTCTTTTACAATACTACTCCAATACTATTAATTAATATGGCCAAACATAAAACAAAAGCAGATATTGTTGATAATGTCAATACTATACCAGAAGATGCTTATGTTACGTGGGGAGATGATTTAGAATCTAAAAAAGAGGCTTTAAAATCTACAGCATCCTCTTTGGATGAATATACATTAATAGATAAAGCAACCGCCGCCGGTAGTGGTCGTAGATATTATCATGATTTTTCTAATCTAGATGGTCCTACTGGAGGTCGCCCAGGATTAACTAAAAGCGATTATTACAATTTTAGACCAGAAGAAGCTCCTCCAAACAAAGTTAAAGCGATACTAAGAAGAGCGGATGATATTTATCAAAGAGTAGGTTTGGTCAAAAACGTTATTGATCTCATGGGAGATTTTGCTAGTCAAGGAATAAGACTAGTACATAGAAATAAAAGAATAGAAAGATTTTATCGTCAATGGTTTAAAAAAATTAATGGTAAAGATCGTAGTGAAAGATTTTTAAATAATCTATATAAAAGTGGTAATATAGTAGTAGATAGAAGAACAGCTAAAATTAGTTTAAAAGTAGCAGATAAATTATATCAATCATTAGGAGCTAGTGATTCTATAATTACTGATTTTCCTATAGCAGATATAGAAAAAAGAGAAATTCCTTGGAAGTATACTTTTATTGATCCAGTATTTGTTGATGTTAGTGCGGGATCTTTATCTTCCTTCGTAGATAATAAAACGTATGAGTTACAAGTTCCTCCTATGTTAAGAAAAATTATTAATAGTCCCAAAACAGAAGCTGAAAAAAATATAGTTAGTCAATTACCAGAACAAATCGTAGAAGCAGCTAAAACTAAAAAGAATTATCCGTTGGATCCTAATAAGACTCTTGTTTTTCATTATAAAAAAGATGATTGGCAGGCTTGGGCATATCCTATGATATATGCTATTATGGATGATATTACAGTTTATGAGAAGCTTAAATTAGCAGATATGGCAGCTCTTGATGGAGCTATAAGTAATATACGAATTTTTAAATTAGGAAGTCTAGAACACAAGATAGCTCCTACAAAAGCAGCAACAGCTAAATTAGCTAGCATATTAGGAAATAATGTTGGTGGAGGCACTATGGATTTGATCTGGGGGCCTGATCTCGAATTAATAGAAAGCAATACTAATGTTCATCAATTCTTAGG